GGTGATGTTTCTTATGTAGGTAAAGATTTTACTTTAGCGACAGCTGCGGATATCGTAGCTGACCCATCCGCCCCAAATGCTTTCGTTGAGGGTGTGATGGAGTCTAAAGAATGGGTTATGGTCGATGGAAAATTTGTGGAGAAAGACTTACGAGAAGCGCAAGCATTTATTAGAAAAGCTTCAAGTAAAAATTTACAAGAGGCAAAGATCAAGGCGTTTATGAACTTCCTCGCGAAAATTAAATAACTATAAATAATAGTATATCTGAAAAAGATACACAAATTAGGAGATTAAGATGTCAATCGAATCAAAAATTGCACAAATCTTAGCTGAATCAAGAGCTACAGACGATGCAGAAGAGTTAAATGAAGACAATGTTGTAACACGTCACGCGGCAGCAGGTGACCATGCAGTTCTTCGTACAGCTCATAATTCTATTCCAGCTACAGCTGAAGTAGATAATGAAGCTAACGCTAAGAACGATGTAGAAGACGAAGATGAAGCAGCACATGCTACATCTAAGAAACCTAACGTTGTTACAGCAAAAGCTGAAGCCGGTGATCAAGCTGTTATTCGTCATGGTGACGCAGTTCCAGCTCATAATCCTGGTCCAGCAGTTAATTTCAAAGAAGATATGGATGCTTTATTCAACGGTGAAGAACTTACTGAAGAATTCAAAGAAAAAGCAACTACTATTTTCGAAGCAGCAGTAATGAATCGTATTAACGAAGCATTCGTTACTATTGAAGAAGAATTCGAAGCTCGCCTCCAAGAGGAAGCGGCAAAGAATCAAGAGGGTCTTGTTGAAAAAGTTGATGGATACCTCAACTACGTAGTTGAGCAGTGGATAGCAGAAAATGAAATCGCCCTTGAAAGTGGTATGAAATCTGAAGTTTTAGAAGGTTTTGTTTCTGGTCTTAAAGGCCTATTCGAAGAGCATTACATCGATATTCCAGAGGAAAAATTTGATGTGTTAGGTGCTTTAGAAGATGAAAGAGCAGAACTAGAAGCTAAATTAAATGAGCAATTAGAAGTTAACGTTAAGCTTACACAAGCTATTAACGAAGCTACTAAGAGCGAAATAGTTTACAGCGCTTCAGAAGGTTTAGCAGAAACAGATAAAGAAAAATTCTTTAGTTTAGCTGAAGAACTATCTTTTGAAGATTCTGAGACTTTTGAAAAGAAAGTTCAGACAATTCGTGAAAATTATTTCACAAACAAGGCAACATCAACATTAGTTGAGTCAGTAGTTACAGATTCTCCAATTGAAAATCTTACAGAAGAAAAAGCTGTAGATCCTTCAATTAAGAGATATATGTCTGCTCTTAACAACATTAAATAAGGAAAAACTAAAATGGCAATTCGTCAAGACTTAGTAAAAAAATGGGAGCCGATTCTAGAACATGCTTCTCTCCCAAAAATCAGCGATAACTATCGTAAAGAAGTTACAGCTGTTCTTTTAGAAAATCAAGAACGTGAAATGCAAAAAGGTGCTGAGGCTCTTTTTGAATCTAGTCCAGCTAACTCTGGCGGTTCTGGTATTGGTTTAGGTGGCGCTGGTGCTTCAACAGGTACAGTATCTGGTTTCGACCCAGTTCTTATCGCGTTAGTACGTCGTGCTATGCCGCAAATGATCGCTTACGATATCGCTGGCGTTCAACCAATGACACAACCAACTGGTTTGATCTTCGCGATGAAATCACGTTACACAACACAAAACGGTACTGAAGCGTTATTCAACGAAGCTGATGCAACTTTCGCTGGTCAAACAGGTGGTTCACCACAAAACGCTGGTGGTAACCCATTCTCTGATACTACAGCAACAACTGGTGTGGGTTTAACAACTGCACAAGGTGAAGCTTTAGGTCAAGGTGGTACTGGTGACGGTGCTTTCGCACAAATGGCTTTCTCAATCGAGAAAACATCTGTAACAGCGAAAACAAGAGCTTTGAAAGCTGAATACTCAATCGAATTAGCACAAGACTTAAAATCAGTTCATGGTCTTGACGCTGAAGGCGAATTAAGTAACATTCTTTCAACAGAAATTCTTGCTGAAATTAACCGTGAAGTTATCAGAACTGTTTACTACTCATCAAAAGTTGGTGCACAATATGGTACAGCAACTGCAGGTACATTCGACTTAGACGTTGACTCTAACGGTCGTTGGTCTGTTGAAAAATTCAAAGGCCTCTTGTTCCAAATCGAACGTGAAGCGAATGCGATTGCTCAACAAACTCGTAGAGGTCGTGGTAATTTCATCATCTGTTCATCAGACACAGCTTCTGCTTTGGCTATGGCAGGTGTATTAGATTACGCTCCAGCATTATCAACATCATTAAATGTTGACGAAGCATCTACAACTTTTGCTGGCGTTTTAAACGGTAAGTACAAAGTTTATGTTGATCCATATTCTGGCGGTAACAACCCATCAGCAAATGGTTCACAATTCTTCGTAGTTGGTTACAAAGGTACATCAGCATTTGATGCTGGTTTATTCTATTGCCCTTACGTTCCTCTCCAATTAGTTAGAGCTGTTGATCCTAATAGCTTCCAACCAAAAATTGGATTCAAGACACGTTATGGTATCGTAGCTAACCCATTTGTTAACTTAGATGACGGTGTTACAGATAACAACGTTATTGCAAGTAACAAGAACTACTACTACCGTAAAGTGGCAGTAACAAACTTAATGTAATAAGATCCCTCAAGGGACGCTACATTGATAAAGAGGGAGCTTCGGCTCCCTTTTTATTTGCATATAAATAGTACATAACATAAGGAATCATTATGGCGAATCTTAACTGTCCTATACCAAATAACATAAACCCGTTATCTCCAACTGGGTTTCAGTTGTCTATTACAAAATTACCTGACGTAACGTTCTTCTGTCAAGAGGCTAATATACCAAGTATATCCCTACCTGAAATAGATTTTAGAACACCACTATCTACCATTAGAATCCCAGGCGAAGTATTAACCTATGGTGATTTAGATATTAGTTTTATGGTCGATGAGGGCATGAAGAACTATATGGGCATCTATAACTGGTTAGTCGGTTTAGGTCACCCAGAATCATTCCAGCAGTATACAGATTTTCTAGCGAATCAAACTTCACCAGCCGTTACCGAATTAGGTAAGAACTTTTCAGACGGTACGCTGCAAATATTAGGTGGATCTAACACCCAAGTGCAGTCTATACAGTTCAATAGTCTAATCCCGGTTGACCTTGGATCGCTGGTCTTTCATTCAGATGTAGATGACATCAACTATCTGATAGGTAAAGCCACCTTCAAGTTCACTACCTTCAACTTTATATAACAGTTTACAATAATTGAGGATTGTGATATAATATAATTTTATCGTGTGAGGTTGTTATGAATATTAATGAAATACAAGAGATGTGGGATAAAGACTGCGAAATGTCGGACAATCACTTAGGTGAGGAATCGACAAAGACCGCCCTGCTGCATTCGAAGTACATCAAACTTATGATTCAAGTAAAGCTTAAGTTAACTAAAGCTCGCGCCGACTATAATCTCCTCCGTAAAAATAAATTTAGGTACTATAGAGGCGAGATGAGTAAAGATGAGTTACAAGAAGCTGGTTGGTCTCAATGGCAAGGTGTTAAACCACTTAAGAACGAGATGGATGAGTTTATCTCTGGTGACGAGACACTGGTATCATTAAATAGTAAGATCGAGTATCTCGAGACTATGGGTTATCTACTTGAATCTATTCTAAATCAAATCAAAGCAAGAGACTGGCAACTTAAAAATGCCATCACATGGAAGCAGTTCCTAGCAGGAATGTAATGATACTTAACGTAGAAAAAATATCGGAAGTACACATCAGAGTATTTGGTGATGTTTCATGTGAACAAGAACTAGAAACGTTCTTTACATATGAGGTACCAGGTGCGAGGTTTACTCCTAAATTTAAAGCGCGTTTGTGGGATGGTAAGGTTCGTTTATACTCCCTCATTCGTAAAACTCTCTACGCTGGTTTATATCCATATCTACTAGAATTCTGTAAACGTAATGGTTACGAACTTGTACAGCATTCGACTGATGAACATAAGAATATAGTAGAGGTTGAAGATTATAAGATAGAAGATATTGAGGAATACGTTAAGTCATTAAACCTACATGGAAGAGGCAAACTAATTCCAGCGCGTGATTATCAAATCCAAGCGATCCACCACGCCGCCACACAGAACAGAACCGTACTACTATCACCAACGGCATCTGGTAAATCGTTTATGATTTATTGTTTATTAAGAATGCATTTAGAACACGATAGAAAATGTATAGTTGTGGTTCCTACAACCTCACTCGTAGAACAAATGTATTCAGACTTTGAGGATTACTCATCGCATAATGGATTCGTAGTAAAACACCACTGTCAAAAATTATATTCAGGATTTACCCGTGACGTAACAACCGACATTCTTATTACTACATGGCAAAGTATCTACAAACAGCCAAAAGACTGGTTCGCGCAGTTTGATGTGATTATTGGAGATGAAGCGCATCAGTTTAAAGCAACCTCACTCGTTACTATTATGGAGAGGATGCCACAGGTAAAATACAGAATAGGCACGACTGGTACGATCGATAATAAGAAACTAAATCAGTTAACGCTTGAGGGTTTATTTGGACCAGTTCATCGAGTTACTACGACTAAAGAACTAATGGATACTGGTAAGGTGGTTAACATCGATATTAAGTGTCTTGTATTAAATTATGCCGATGAAGTTAAGAAAGCCTGCAAGGAACATACATATCAAGATGAGATGCAGTTTCTTATTGCTAATGAAGCACGAAACAAGTTTATTCGTAACCTATCGATAAGCTGTACGGGAAATACGTTAGTTCTATTCCAGTTTGTAGAGAAGCACGGTGCCATCTTATATGATATGATTAGAACAAAGGCACCAGAGAAAAACGTTTACTTCGTTCATGGTGGTGTGGATACCCTTGACAGAGAAGATATAAGAAAGAATACCGAGCTTGGTGATAACACTATCATCGTGGCTTCCTACGCGACATTTTCAACGGGTATAAATATTCCTAGTATTGAGAACATTATTTTTGCTTCACCAACCAAATCGAAGATCCGTAACTTACAGTCTATCGGTCGTGGGTTAAGGTTGAAGGAAGGTAAGAACCAATTAAAACTATTTGATATTGCAGATAATTTACAGTATAAATCGAGAAAGAATCACACATTGAATCATTTTGTAGAACGCGTTAAGATCTATTCAGAAGAGAAGTTCGATTATAAAATCGTCGAGGTAAAAATCTAATGCAGAACGACCGTTATATAGTAATGAAGTTAATCTCAGGTGAAGAGCTCGTAACCCATTTAGTGGGTGAGGATGACTATGAGATTAAGGTTCTATTTCCTATGATCGTTCGTCACGTTCCAAGGATGACTTCTATGGGACCAGCCGAATCCGTCGTACTCTCTCCATACACTTACTTCGCAGACTCAGATGAGTACACCTTTCATAGAAACCAAATCGTTTTCATTCAGGATTTAAACCCAAAGTACGAGTCTGAGTATAATAAAGCTATTGATGACTTTGTGGGTCAGTCTACGGAACCTGAACCCTACAATCCGCAAGAGATGCAGGAACTCGCGGAGCGCCTACAAAACATGTTTAGAGACAAGGTAAAATCAGAGGAAGATCTAGATGATTTTCCTGTGTTTACCATAGAATCATCTAAGACTATTCATTAACTAACTGAAGGGACCGATATAGTTATAATATCATGTCCCGCAATTATTGTAAAATTATTATTCAAAGAAAATAATTATCTTTTAATTCCAATCTAGTATATAATTATCTTAATTATTAATAAAGGTGAAATGAGATGACTGAAAAGAAAAAACCAGTCCACTACGTCGACAACGCTAAGTTCTTAGAAGAAATTCAAAAGTATCAAAAGGCTTGTCTCGAGGCGGAGTCTTGTGGGGACGAGAAACCCATAATCCCAAATTATCTTGGTGAATGTATCCTAAAGATAGCAACTAAGTTAGCCAATAGACCTAACTTTATTAACTATAGTTATAAAGACGACATGATTCTTGATGGTATCGAGAACTGCATCATGTACTTTAATAACTTTGATCCAAGTAAATCAGCAAACCCATTCTCATACTTCACACAGATTATCTACTACGCGTTCTTAAGACGAATCGAGAAAGAAAAGAAACAGTCTTATATCAGAGGTAAACTAATCAGAGATACAACGATCGAATCGTTTGAGGTACAAGATTTTGATAACAATGATGACTTCCATAATAGTTACGTTGGATTTATGCAGCAACACGGTACCTTTGATGATACCTTTGAAGAGAAGCGTAAGAACAAGCGCAAGAAGAAACCAACCGCATTAGAAGAATTTATCGATGGACCAGTTATAGATGAGTAAATTTATAGTTTTAGGTGACACCCACTTTGGCGTAAGAGGCGATTCATTAAAGTTCCATGCATACATGGAGAAGTTCTATCGTGATCTAGTATTTCCGTACATGGAACAAAATCAAATTAAAGTTATCTATCAGCTTGGCGATCTATTTGACCGTCGTAAGTTTGTTAATTTTAATACTCTTGCTGAATGTAAGAGATACTTCTTTGATGAACTAAAAACAAGAGGTATCGAACTAATAACTCTATTAGGTAACCATGATATATTTTGGAAAGAATCTCTCGCTGTTAACGCGCAAAGTTTAATCTTAGGTGAGTATGATAATATAACAGTTATCGATAAACCTACGCGTATACACGAAGATAATGCAGCAATAGATATTATACCGTGGATTTGTAAGGAGAATGAAAGTGATGTATTTAATTTTATTGATAACAGTAAATCTGATATCTGCATGGGTCATTTTGAAATAGCAGGATTTCCTATGTATAGAGGCATGCATGCTGAAGAAGGTTTATCGCATGATATGTTTGCAAAGTACGAAAGAGTTTGGTCTGGTCATTATCATACCAGATCTAAAGCGGAAAATATCGAGTATATCGGTACTCCGTATGAAATGACATGGCAGGATGCTGGTGATCCAAAAGGATTCTCTGTATTCGATACAGAAACAAGAGAGTTAACTTTTGTACAGAACCCATTCACCATTCATGAGAAAATAACTTATGATGATAAGGATAAAGAACCAATCGATTTATCCGTTATAGATATAAAGGAGAAGTATATAAAACTCGTTGTAGTAAATAAAACAGACTTATATAAGTTTGATCGATTTGTAAACGAGTTATACACAAAAGAACCATATGAAGTTAAAATCATTGAGGACCTTTCTGAATTCAGTGAAGGAACTATCGATAGTGAAATTAACCTGGAAGATACTCTTAGCATTCTTGGTAATTATATTGATTCCGTCCAAACGGAAGGAGATAAAGAATCTATTAAGACGTTCGTAAAAGGTCTATATCTTGAAGCAATTAACATGGAGGTCGTTTGATAATATTTAAGTCAGTAAGTTGGAAGAACTTCTTATCAACAGGCAACGCAGCAACCACAGTAAATCTTAATGAGGCACCAACTACTCTAATCGTTGGAAAGAATGGAGAGGGTAAGTCCACTATCCTTGATGCACTTACTTTCTCTCTATTCAATAAGCCTTTTCGTGACGTAAACAAAGGCCAACTCGTTAATAGTATTAATCAAAAGAACTGTGTCGTAGAGATCGAGTTCTCTGATGGTCCAGTTAATTATAAAGTAGTACGTGGCATGAAGCCAAACATATTTGAGATCTATCAGAACGGTAACCTTATTAATCAAGATGCCGCTAATAGAGACTATCAAGCTGTTCTTGAACAACAAATCCTTAAGTTAAACTATAAAACATTTACTCAAGTCGTTATCCTTGGATCAGCATCGTTCGTTCCATTCATGCAGTTACCAGCATCCCAAAGAAGAGAAGTTATCGAAGACATCCTTGATATTAAAGTATTCTCGATCATGAA